TCACTGCTAGCACATGCACGTCATGCTTTTCAGCAAGCCTTGGCAAAAGCTGACTAGCAACGCGACCAAAGCCTGTTTCTACAAACGCATCACCGCAGTAAAGGATTTTTGCCACTAGAAGGAAGAATGCTTGCCTTATGTTAATGGCGTTTTTTATGCAGGCACAGAAGGAGGTTGTTGCCTCATGTATTCCACGGAACAACGGCATCTTGCTCGGCATTCACAGCGTTGACCGGGCAATGGAAGAGAACCAATTGCGACAAGACCAGCGCGTGCGTAACGAACGCAATCATCGCAATGCTGGGCCTGTGGATCCAAAATGCGCCGCATCAACGAATAGCCTTGTTCCTGTTGTCGTAGTTCAGTACCTTGCCAATATGAGCCACGGGAGCTTTCGGCATAAAGACCGACACGCGCCAGAGCCATGGGCAATGAAGCTCGCTGTTCCAATAAATCAGACGCAAAACCTTGAAGATAGGCATATTCCTGTCTTAAACGCTGACCAATTTTACCGTAGTCACTTGCGGTCATATTGTCCCTACCGCCTTTACCAATGATGGCATTTTGGATATGGACAGTTTTAATAGCTTCCCTGACGCTTGCTTGCCATTGATCAAGCGTAAGATTGCCGTCGCTTAGCATTTGTGTGTAACGACGTAGTTTCGTTGCAAGCTTTTCGATGCGCTTATCAACAATCGCTTGAACCGCTTTGCTGCTAAGGAACCGTCCTCGTTTGTCGCGATACCTGCCAATACCACGATCAAAAGACCATTCCGCATCAAGCCTTTCAGCCAGGATCGTGTCGGATAACGACGAGAGGTCATTCAGCATCATCAGCCTCAAGCATGTCTTTGAAACGCTCGGGAGCTTCTTCTTTCCATTGACTTAAAGCTTCTTCAATGTCGGCTTCTGAAATGAAGGAAGCTTCGTCAATATCACCAAGGATCATTCCCTCAGGTTTTACGGGATCAATGGCGTCTTCAACTTTACTACTAACCATTTTCGCTTTGCCTTTACGTTCAGCATCAGGATCCTTGCGCCGCTTACGGGCCACGATTGTTGCCCTTTCTTCCTTACTCATTGCTTTGGCCTTTGTTTCTGGTAGGCACTTAGGCTTGCCTTCCTTTTCGCTACGTCCACCACAAGGACCAAGAATTTCACCATTGGCGCCAATCCTCACCCACTTCTCCTTGAACCATTTATCAAGATCATCAGCATGAATTTCGCCTTCGTCGTTCTTGAAAGCGCCAGATAACGAGCCATGCTTTTTCTTGTACATGCTCTTATATTGCTGCACTACATAACCACTGGCGTAAGCAGAAGGCCAAACATTAAATTTGCTTTTTGCTGAAGCAACGGCACGATTGTGAAGCTCTTTATCAGTGAAGACAACATCTCCTCGCTTGGCTTCAAGATCGCGTTCTAAGAGCAACCCTGCTTGAGCGTCAGCAACTTCCCTGGTGCCGTCCATTGGTAGCGTCCCGTTCTCCTCATTCATGGGATCCCTGCCGCCAGGAGGCACGGCAAGCTTTTTCTCGCCGCCTTGATCAGGCAGTTCACGGGGGAGCGATGGATCAAGAGTGAGTTCCATGCTCCACTCAGAACCGCCGTAACGGGCCTCTGCAACTTCCTGTGGATGCAATACTCCCAACTGGATGTAGCGCCCGTCTACAGCCGCCACACGAGCCCTCACGTCAGCTTTCTCGCGCTCATTCAACTCGAACAAATCGTTGAAATGGACGCGCCATGAATCCGGCATTCGCCCTTTCGTCGGGCCATCAGAACTCAACATGATGTATTCCATCAGTTTTTTGAGAGGACGATGGAAAGAAGCTTGTTGGTAGTCCGCTAAAGTTTTTGCGAAATCCCTTTCTTCGCTGCGTCCCGTAGAACCAAGGCCGCTAGGGCTTTCGCCAAACAATACTGTATGAGGAATCTTGGAGGCGCCAATAATGTCAATACGAAGCTTCTCTAAAATTTCACCAATACCTCCAAAATTACGACCAAGAAATTCAAGCTCTTCCTTGTCCGCGTCAATTGCATAGCCGCGATAAACGCTCTTGCTCATGTCATTAAGAATGAGGCGATTCCTAACGTCCCCTTCCTTACCAGCGGCAAGCATTTGCGATAATCCCTTGATCTTATGAACGAAAATGTCAAATTCGCTCATTAACGTGGCAGTAGAATGCAAGCCAGTCCAGTAGTGTTTAAAGCTGTCGTAAACAGTTTGCAGACTGCTCATTCCCCATCCATAGTTTCTTTGACGAATGCGATAAGGGAGCCAATCTCCGTCAAAACGTAAAATGCGATCTTTATGAATGCGAAACAGTTGTGGTTTATTGATTAAATCGCCAGAAATAATTTGATAATATGTTGCCTTGGAATAATCGTACAAATTCTCTTCATTGATAACAGGAGCAATTTGCCACCTGTCCAACACTTCCATTCCTTCAATAGAACGAATATTGTTTTTGTTGACTGGTTGGTCCGCCCTTCGTCCATCGTCGATGTACAGCAAAATCACGCTGCCGCCATAGAGCCTGGAGTTTTTAGACGCCAGCATGAAATTTTCAAGGATATAAAGATCTTCAACCGTCTGTTCAATACCCGCAACCTCCTCAGCAGCAGCACCTTCTCCACCAAACAGCACCTTAAAACCACGCCGTGTTGCCTGTTCTGCATAAATATCAACAATGCGACGTGGCAGCCATTCGCCATAAAGTCCTTCAAGCTCTTCCTGCGTCAGGAAAATAATAGGCTCAGTCTGAGTGGAAAGGCTTTTATCTCGTCCATTGACGCCCATGCCAGTAAAAACATTGCTAAGCCCATCATTTCGCACACCATTTTCAGCAACATGACCCAATTCAATCGATTCCTCGGCCATTTTATTTGGATGTTAAACTTGCTTTCATTCTAAACGTGGCTATGATGCAAGTGTTGTTCCTTTGATTATGCCCATTAATTTCACGTTCTCCGAACAAGAAAGACAGGAAGCGATGGAAGAAGGGATGAGAAGACAGTCCGTTAATGAGGCGAAAGGGCTGCGCGGTCGTAATCGTGGCGCATCACGCGGTAACAAAGCGCTTGAAATCCATCTCCTGGGAGCAGCAGGAGAAATGGCAGTCGCTTCTCATCTTGGTCTCAAGGATTTTTTGTATCAAGAAAGAGAGGCAAATCGGAAAAGTTCCGATCTTCCTGGCAAAATTGATGTAAAAACCAGGAGTAAGCATAAATACGATTTAATCGTACAGAAAAACGAAGACCCCGAAAAACGCTTCGTTCTCGTTACCATTGAAAATAAAACCACGCTCATCCATGGCTGGTGCTATGGAAGGGAAGCGATGGAGGAAAAATATTGGGCAGATCCCGCTCGCGGTCGTCCTGCCTATTTTGTCCCCAAAGAAGTTCTTCGTCCTCTTGATACTTTAGATCATGGCTCTTAGGTGTTCTGAATTTGCCAAACACGCTTTAGGTGTCACATTATGGCCAAGACAGGAGAAAATTCTTAACGGTTTATTTGAAAAGAAAATCAACCACGCCATTTGGGCAATGGGCCGACGGTCTGGAAAAACCTTCATGGCCGCAGTTGCCGCCACTTACATGTGCTTTGTGCAGGCAGATTTCTTTCAACGTAAAGTAAGGAAAGGAGAGAAATGGTACATCATTACTGTTGCAAACGATTTAGGGCAGTCAAAAATTGCACTTGAAAACATCAGGCAGCTAATTATCAACAGTCCGTTTGAACAGGAAGTCACGCGGGAAACTGCATTTGAGATTGAAATTAGCAATGGCTGTGTGTTCCAAGCAATCCCCGCATCAGCCCGTGCTTCTCGTGGTAAAGCGGTTGTAGCAATTATTCAGGACGAGCTTGCATTCTCGCTTGAAGGCGATGCGAACCGTGGCGCAGAAGCTATGTACAACGCATTGTCTCCTTCCATTGCTCAGTTTGGCCGCCATGGAAAAATCATTGAATTGTCTTCTCCTTGGTTAACTGATGGTCTTTTCTACGAACATTTCAAGCAAGCCGAAAGCAACGAGTTTCCTGGCATGCAGGCGCTACAAATCCCAACATGGGAAATTAATGTCAATTTGCCATGGGGATGCGATTTTCTTGAGAACGCCAGGAAGAAAGATGAAGAAAGCTTTTGGGTGGAATTTGGGGCGCAATTTGCAAAAAGTCAATCTGCTTTGTTGGCATCGGAAATTATTGATGCCGCAGTCAATAAAGACAGGGACATAATGGTGCCAATGCGAGAATATATGGGCACTTACATCCTTGCACTTGACCCTGCTCGTGGTGGTGTTGGGCGAGATGACTACACGGCATGCATTGTGCATTACGAAGGTGAACGCTTAGTTGTTGACAAATTTCACGCCTTT